TTCTTGGGTAGGACGGCGATCGACCCGCGGTTCCGGGCCCCGCCGTAGATCTCGCGGAGCTGGGCCCGGAGGGCGGTCATGGCCTCGTCGGGGATCTTCTCCTGGAGTTCCATCACCATGTCGGGCCGGGCCGAGTTCGCCCAGAACGCGGTCGCCGCGATGTCGAGCTGGCGGGCCAGGGCGATCGAGGTCCCGCACAACTCGGAGGGAGCCATCCCGACCAGGCCGTTGTCCGACAACCACCGCCAATGGATCACCGGCTCGCGGATGGTCTCCCACGAGCCGGCGTCGTTCCAGAACTGGTAGGAGACCGAGTAGTCGCGGTTCCGGACGACGTTCACCCGCGAGGGGTGCATGGGCCGCAGCTCGGAGCAGAAGCCGCGCGGGCCTGGCATCACCCGGGCAAAGGCGTTCCCGTGGAGCGCGGTCCAGTAGGCGACGAGCTGGTAGAAGTCATAGGCCGACTGCCAGCCGTTCGGCCGCTTCCGCAGCGTGTACGAGCAGGGGAGGTCGGCGTCCTCCTTGCGGCCGCCGGGGAGCGTCCGCATGACCTGGACGGGCATGACGGCGACGGCCTGGGCGATCCAGCGGACGACGGCCAGGATCGACGAGACGCGGATCGCCTCGGTCGTGCCGATGTCGGCCGGCGAGATCGTGCCGAACCCGAACGACGCGACGGGGCTCCAGACGGAGCCGACGGCCCGCTTCTCGGGCGTGGCGCGGCGCGGGGCCCGCCGGCGGGTCGTGGGCTGGGCGGGCTTCTTGCGGGCCATCGGGGGCATCCTGCGGGCCCGGGGCGGAGAATCCCCTGGGCTCCACAAGTGTCGGACCGCGGCCGGGTTCGGCGAAGTTCGCGGGCCCGTCAGATGAGCGTTATCCGGTAGTCGTCGAGACTCCCGGCCACGTCGTCCTCGTCGGTGCTCGCGAGGGCCAGGGCGTTCACGAGCGCGGCGATCCCGTCGATCTTCTCGTTCGACTTCGCCTTGTCGGGTTTGATCATGCCGGTCGGGTCTGTGTAGACGCAGACGTTATTCGCGTTCCAGGTCGCGACCGGGTTGCCGCCGGTCCGGAGCCGCTTCTCGACGACGAGGGCCTCGAGGAGCTTACAGGACGAGTTCAAATACGCCGTTCGCTGCGGGATGTCCCTGACCGTGATCCCCTCGCGCTGGAGCAGCGTCTCCAGGGCCCCGGCCTGCCACGGGTCGACGCCGACGGCCTTGATCTCGTGGGCCTCGCCGTACGCGATCAGATCGCGGGCGACGCTCTCGTGATCCAGCCGGTGGCCGTCGGTCACGGTCACCCAGCCCTCGCGGATCCAGGTGTCGTAGGGGATCCCCTCGCGGACGCGGTCGGCCACCGTCTCGCGCGGCACCCAGTATTTCCACTCGACCGCGTAGGAGCCGTCGCGCTCTTTGAACACGAAGGCGGCCGCGGTCATGTCCAGATTCGAGGCCAGGTCGACGCCGACCCAGCACGGCCGGCCGGCGAGCGGCTCGGCGGGGCCGGCGTTGCATTGGGCCCAGGCGTCGCCCTGGAACCAGCGAGCGTCGGCCTGGGCCCAGATCCCGAGCCGGTATCGGAGGAACGACGTTCGCTTCGTGCCGCTCGTCAGGCTGTCGGCGTAGTCGTTCGCGAAGTCCTTCTCGGAGATCGTCACGCCGAGGGACGGGTTTGCGTCGCGCCAGACCTCGGGCGAGTCGACGCCCCGGGCGTCGTCCTCCTTCGCCTCATAGATCTTGCCGAAGAATGTCGGGTTCGCCTCGGGGCTCGCCTCGACCAGCCGGGCGTCCTGGTACCACTGGTAGCCGATCCCGTTCCGCGACTCGCCGGCCGTCGAGATCGCCACGACGAGCGGCTGGGCTCGAGCAGCTCCCGCGTAGGTCAAGGCCTGGACGAGATCCGGCTTCCGGTGGGCGTGCAGCTCGTCGATCACGACGGCCGAGGCGTCGATACCTTCCGCCCGCCAAGAGTCGGCGGCAAGGCAGGTGTACCTCGAGGCCGTCGGCTTGTGGACGATCGTCGAGCGGGAGTCGATCACCTCGAGGGCCCGGGCGAGCTCGGGATTCGCCCGGACGCTCGCGGCCACGGAACGGTAGATGACCCCGGCCTGGATCCGGTCAACGGCCGCGCCGAAGACGGCGGCCCCCGGCTCGCCGTCGGCCAGGAGGTGATACAAAACCAGGGCCGCCATCAAGGACGACTTCCCGTTTTTCTTACTGACGAAGATCGCGGCCCGTCTGTAGCGGCGGAGGCCCTGGTCGTCGACCCAGCCGTAGATCGGCTCGATGATGTCGTGGATCTGCCACGGCATCAGCTTCATCGGCTTGCCGGCGAACCGCCGGCCGCTCGTCATCGTCACGAACCGCTCCACGAACCTCACGACGCGGTCGGCCCGCTCCTGCTCGAACGAGTAGCCGGCGACGTACTCGGGCCGCCGCTTCCACGTCGGGCCGCGCGGCTTCCGAGGCGTCGCTTTCTTAGGCGCGGCCTTCAATGAACGCTTGGAGCGTGTCTCGGACTTCGCCACCGCGTACCTCCATGCCGGCCCTGGCCGACGGTGTCAGGCCGTACTCCTGCTCGATCCGGAGCATCGAGTGGGCCAGCTTGACGAACATCGTCGCGGCCGGCGTCGACTGCATATATTTCACCTTGCCGTCCTTGTCCCGGATCACGAGCACGTCGAGCCCGCGGCGGATCTGGTCGAGGTAGCGGACCCACTGCTCGTACATGGCACAGTAGCGGCCGATCGCCTCCGTGTCGGCCGGCGTGATCAGGCCCATCGCCTCGAGCTGCGGAACGACCTCGTCCCACTTCTCGCGGGCCTTGCCCGTCACCCACTCCGGGGCGACGACGGCCCCGGCCGGCGGGACCGGCTCGTCGGCGTGTTTGCCTTCCTTCGACGGGTCGCCCCGCAGGAGGCGGAGGGCCGTCGGCTGTTTACGCGGTCCGCGTTTTCCCATGCTTCACCTCCTCGCGTGTGGCCTTCTTGCCGGTCAGCGTCTCCCAACGCTTCACGATCACGTCGCAGTAGGCCGGGCTGATCTCCATCCCGTAGCACTTGCGTCCCAGTTGCTCGGCGGCGATTAGCGTCGTGCCGGAGCCAAGGAACGGGTCGTAGACGGAGCCGTCGTGGTTGCGGATTGCACGAGCCATGCACTCGACTGGCTTCTGCGTCGGGTGCTCTCTCTTTTCTCCAGACGCTCCCTGTTGTCGAGGGATGTCCCAGACGGTGGGCTCGTTGTTTGGGCCAATCCAAGACCTGTTTTTCCCCTTCCAACCATACATACATGGCTCGTGCTGTGGCTTGTAATCCCACCGGCTAATAATGAGTGATGTTTTGTTCCAGACGAGGTCAACCTGAAAGTGCCATTGGTCATACGGCCACGCCGACCAGAAATACTTTCCGTCTTCGCCTGCCGGATGCCAGACGTAAATAGCACCGCCTATGTCGATCGCCGCATCGCTAACTGCAAACACGGAAGCCAGCCACTCACCAAAGTTGGAAAGGTTGTCGTTTGCGATTCCTCCAGACCAGACCTTCTGCTCCTTCTTGAGGATGCGACCGCTCTGGATGTAGTTGCCTTCATACTCGACGTTATACGGCGGATCGGTCACCATCATGCCAGCCTTCGCCTCAGCCATTAGCCGCTCGACATCCTCGGCCTTCGTCGAGTCGCCGCAGAGCAGGCGATGCTCGCCCAGCGTCCACAGGTCGCCCGGCTTCGTGATCGGATCGACGGGCGGCTCGGGGATCTCGTCCTCGACGATCTCCTTCGCGTCGTCCTGGTAGAGGTCCGCTGCCTCAGCCAGGTCCGCGTACATCTGCTGGAGCCCTTCGCTCCCGGTGTCGACTTCGCGGAGGAGCTGGTCGAGGGCGACGGCGTTCGTCTCGGCCAGGGCCGCGAGCGGGTCCAGCGACAGGAGCAGCTTGTCGGCCTCGGCCTCGTTGATGTCGAGGACCAAGACCGGGACCTCCTGGTCGGGCGTGGTCTCGGCCCGGAGGTGGCCGTCGACCAGGATCAGCGAGCCGTCGGGCAGCTCGCGGGCGAGCAGGGCGTCGGCGTAGCCGACCTCGGCCAGGATGCCTCGGAGCGCGTCGGCCTGGGCCTTCGGGTGGGTTCGCCAGTTCTTCGGGTTCGGCGTGAGGTCGCCGGCCCGGACGCGGCGGAGCTCGCGGACGCGGTCGCGGATCTGCATGGTGGTCTCCTGGGGCGTCACGGTAGGGCGGCGGCCCTGCGGGTCAACCTTGCCCCCCTTGCGAAAACCTCCGGAAATTAGCGCCGAGG